TTATGCGGCCTCCATTTGAGACCACCGGAAGTTTGCGCCCTTCTCGGCAATCGCCTTTTGAATAGTGGCGCTCAAGTCCAGCCACGTCTTGGCCTTGCGCATGCATGCAGCGCCGCGCCTGTAGCCAACAATCGGGATCATACGATACCCCACGGCTTCGGGACGATAGATTTGAACACGGTTGGTGCCCGCGCCGTCAATCACCACGCCGTCCGGCATCTCAACCCAATAATGCCCGCCGCGCCTCCCGAACGGTGCTAAACCTTCAGCGTTAAGGCAATTGCCGCCAAGCAGTCGAGGCTTGTAGCCGGCGCACGTCGCAACTGCGTGGGCGATGGCTGATACCTCGCCGCAATTTCCCCGCCCATCGCTCAAATACTGGTGGTCAGCCAGCCAAGGACCCAAAAATTTCGGCGATCTGTTCGAGTAATGGCACATAGAGAGGATTGACGTCCTCGACGTGAATAATCCGCACGGCGCTTGAACCGGCAATCTGCTGCCGATCACGTTCATTTCCAATATCGATGTTCATAGGATCGTCCCTTCTGCGGCTAACGGGACGTCCCATTAGTCACATGCCGAGTTGGTTTTCCATAGGTGAATAGGAGATTTTATTCCTATTTCACGCGGCCAACGTCGCCGGGGCGTTTTCGCTGCCGGTGAGGGCCTCTTCCGGCCACATGCCAAGTTCCTCGCCGAGAACCTGAATAATGTCGCTGCGCACCATGTCCGGTGCTTCCGGATCGAACGTCCGGACGATCTGTTCAATGCGGTCAATGGCGTGAAAATAGGTGTCCGTCGAAATGTAGATGTCCTGATTTGTCATGCTTTCGTCTCCTTCAAATCGGTAACGGGTCATTAAACGGTGCCGTTTACTCTGTCAATAAACGGCACCGTTAATTTTGCAAGGGGATCGGAAGTTGACCGCATATACGACACCGTCTATTCGTCGGCGCATGGGGCGACCACCGCTAAATATGAAATCTACAAACGTGCGCTTTCCGGCTGAGACGCTGGAGCGCATTGACGCGCTCGTCGGCGACAAGCACCGGGCAAAGTTCATCCGGGAGGCGGTTGAGAGAGAATTGGAACGGGTAGAAAAAGCCCCTCACGACGACGAGATGCCGTGAGGGGCTTTAGGGTGCCGGACGCAAAGATAGAAGCCGCTGCGTCCGGCGTTCTCGTTTTTCCTACAAAGCAACCGGCTGCATGACCAAACACAACCGGCTGATAATTGAGTTATAGCGGGATCGCCGGGCGAGCGCGTCGAAAGGTCAAAAAAAGTTACGCCGCTTCCTTCTGGGCTAAGCGCTCCATGGCGCGCGCCTTCTTCGCCGCAACGGCTGCGTCGATCTTGCGGCGCTTCTGAAGCTCGAAAACCGTGATGCCGAGACGCTCCGCCTCGCGCGCTTCCTTCACATCGAACTTCTTCTTCCGCTCTGCCGCCTGCTGGCGAGCGTAGAAATCGGGAGAGTAGAACCTTGCCAAGCAAAGCTGCCGATGGTGCTCATTGCGAGCCTGATACTCGCCGGGAGTTTCGCCGGGGATTGCGACAACGGCGCTATCGACCGGAAGCCGCTGCTTGTGCTCGCGCTCCCAATACGCAATCGGTTCGATCATGGCGCGAAACTTCAACCCATGTAGCTCATCAACGAATTCGAGCACCTCCGGGGAGTTTGCGGTGAGCATGTCCTTCTTCTTCGCCATCTCGCGTTCTTCCTTCTTCGCCTCCCGCATCTTCGCCATGCGAAGCCGGGCCTGTTCGTTCTTGTGGGCCTTAACCTCTGCCGGGGTAAGGCCGCTCAAATCCTGCCGTGCCATATTTCGAACCTCTGTTGCGCGCACGAACAGTTATAGCGGCCAGCCGGAGCGACTGCGCAAAAAGTCAGAATTTTTTTGCGACATATCGAAAGGTAACAGGGAAGAGCGTTCTAGCTCAACGTAACCGGAAGCAGCGTTCTAGCTCCATAGGAAAGCGTAATCATCTGGCATGTTCTAGCAAGCGTAACGCAATCCCACGTTCGTAATATATAGTTATATAATACTCTTATAGTATTCTAGAAAGCACGAACGCTCGCCTTTGTTACGCTGGCGTTCATGCTCCGGTTATTCGCTAGCGCGTCCGGGCGGGAAGCATCCCATGCCGATACGAGAGGGTTCCGGCCCGGTCGCTTCGCTCCCGGTCGCGGAACCTATCTCCGGTCGGTAGGGGATTGTTCCGCGTTTCCGCCATAGCGAGTCACTGAGAGGCGTTCCGGGTGCCGGATGAGGAACGACACGTCCCAGCCGCGTGAAGCGCGCCAGTGACTCGCTATGAGTCAAACGGACAGGGTATTGCTCTGCACAAGCTCTGCCGTCACCTTCCACACGCCACTGTCAGCCGTGCTCGTCCAGTCCTTGCAGGTCCACTTGCGGGCTACCGGCTCGCCGTAGGGCTGGAAATAGAACGGCTCGCAACCACCCCGGCCTTCGAAGAAATCGACAATTGCCCGCATCTGGTCGTAGGTCAGCGCGTTCCATGCAAGCGACACGGCACGCCGGATATGGTTGATGCCCTTGGGCGTCGGCTGGCTGTAACCGTCGCCGAACTCCGCTTCCCAAAGGTTCACGGTCGGCTTGTGCGAAGTTCCCGGCGACGGGCCAACGGGCGGGGTGAAAGTCGGAACGGCCATTAGCGACTCCTGCTATTCATGAGGTTTCCGGGACGGGTCTGCTTGCGCAGCTCCTCCGCGACGACGCCACGCATCGTCTCGTGCATCTTCTTTGCCATCTTGTCTGCAAGATCGGTGTTCTGCTCCGGCGTGCCCGACGATCCTTGCACAGTGACGGGTGCAGAAATGGTGATCTGCTGGACCGGCGCGGCATTGCTGTTCGCGGCCTTCAGGTTCGGGGTGCGCAATGCCGGGGCCGAACCGACAAAGCCACCTTCGGCATAGCCCTTCAAAGCACCCCGGTGCATCGCGTCCAGATTGGCAACGCCGATCTTGCGGACGGCGTTCTTCGAGAACACGAATTCATCGCCGTGCACGATGCCCTTCGGCTCATGCTTGCCGCCCGGTCCCGTCCAGCCACCTTCGGCGAAGCCGAACAGCCCGCCGAGCAAAGAACCAAACAGCCCGCCGAAGCCGACGCCGCCTTCCTTGTCTCCCTTCTTCCCGCCACCGAACAGGTTTGCAAGCGGTCCTTCTCCCATGAGCAGGGCCTGCAACGTTGCCTTGAGCATCGTCTGAAGCAACTGTTGAAGCGCTTCTTCGGCGCTCATGGTGCCGCTGATAATGCCAGTGAGCGCGTCGGTCATGCTCTGGCCGAAGAACCGGGCGGTTTCCCGCGCCTCGTCCTGCTTCAGGCGCAAGCTTTCAACGCTGCCCTCTGCTGCGGCCATGCCCCGCGCAAGGCTGGCGATTTCCTGCCGCTGCTGCGGCGTGAGCACAATTCCGGCCCGCTGCGCCTCATTGAGCATTTCTTGCTCGTAGCGAAGCGCCTGTGCCTGCTGTGCGGTCATGGCGAGCGCCTGCCGTTCGGTGCCCTGCGCTGCCGTGTATTCGCGGGCGCTGGCCGTGATCTGGCTATAGGCTTCGCTCTGCCGGGTTGCGGCTTCGGTCAGCTTCTCAATTTCGGCGGAAACCTGCTTGTTGCGGGCGTCGGCGTCCTCAATATGCCAGTTCTCGTTTGCCAGCGGGAAGGACAGGCCGAAGCTGCCCGCGTTGGCGTGCATCCACTGCCGCGCCCGATCCGACGAGTAGCCGAGGTCTGCGGCGCTGCCGTGGTTGTGCTGAGAATTGCCGGGCGGTGCTACCCACTTCCGGGCGGCTTCCGGACTTCCATACTTCCGAAGGGCGTCAAGCCAAAGCTGCTGCTGGCGTTCGATTGATCGATAGCCGGAATTGATGGTGACGCTGCCCTTCAGGTCGTCGGGCATGGAAGCCAGCATCTTCGCCAGCTTCGACGCAAAGGCGTCGGCCATACCATCGACGTGGTCCTTCGACTTGCCGGACGCAAGCACGCTCGAAAGGTAGCTGGCCGGGTCGTCGGTCGCGCTCTTGAGGTTGAGCGCCTGAAGCGCCTTGCCGCGCATCTCGTTAGCCAGGGCGACTTCCCGCTGGCCCTGCGCCTTGCCGAGCGCCTGCCGGTAAACGGCGTCAATGCGGCTCTTGGCGTTGAGGTCGCGCAAGGATGCGGCCAGTTCCGGCACTTCCTCCTTCAGCGCCCGGATCGCGTCGGCATAGCTGTTAATGCCCTTCAGAGCGTCCTTCGCCACGCTGCCGGTGCCGGACAGGGCAGAATTGAGGTTGTCGATGGGCGGCTTTGCGCCTGCCGCATCCTGCCCGGTCTTGTAGATGAAGTTTTCATCGTAGCCGTTGCGCCGGTCGAGGATATCGCGAAGCTTCATCGCCTCGCCGGTCAGTTCCTCGATAAGCTGCTTCTGCTTGTCAATGTTGAGGTCAATGGCCGAATCGCCGGGAAACGCGCTCTTATCAAGCTCGAGATCGGACAGAAGCTCCTTCGCCTCGCGAAGCTTGTCGTAGGTGCTGAGAAGCTGAGATTGAATATTGCGGTCGGTCTGTTCCTCGAGCCGGTTCATCCGGTCAAGCCAATCGTCCATTGCGCCGACAACATCAACCACGGCCTTCTTTAAGGCGGTGCCAACGGTGCTGCTGATCTTGTTGAACTTGCGGTCAATCTCGTCGGCGCGCTTGATAACGGCGTCGTCAAGCACAAGGCCAAGGTCGTTGGCTTCCTTGATGGTGCGGCGAATACCGTCCGCGCCCTGATTAAGAAGCTGCACAAATTGCTCGCCCCCTTCGCCACCGAAGATGTCTTCAAACAGGCGCTTCTGCGCAACCGTGTCGAGGTCGCGCATCCGGTCAAGGATTTCCACAAGCAGCGCCGAAGGATCGGCCAGCTTGCGCTTCAATTCTTCGGCGGAATAACCGAGACGGCGGAAAGCGTCAGCGCCCGCGCCCGTCCCATCGGTGTAGAATTCGTCTGCCCGGATATGCAGTTCCTTGAAGCCATCAACGAGCGCGTCAATAGGCACGCGGCTCTGTTCGGCGACATAGGAGAGTTCCTGAAAAGCCTTCGTGCCGAGACCGGCGCGACGGGCCTCATTCCCGATGTTCGCAACGCCCTTCGCGATGTCGCCGACGCGGGAAACGATCTGATCGAGGCCACCCACGGCGAGAGCGCCGATAACGCCACCGGCCAAGCCCTTGCCGAACGCGCTAAGGCTCTTCAGCGCGCCACCCATAGCCTTCTCGATGCCGGAACCGGCTTCTTCGGCGTCCTTCTGCATCTGCCGGAACCGCTTCCCGCCGTAAGTTCGAGCGCGATCAACTTCCCGCTGATACTGTTCCGCGTTCGCCCGGAACCTCACCAAAAGAACGTCGTTGTCTGCCATGCTGGAAACTCCTATGCGGCTTCAGCTTCATCGCGAAGCCGGTCAAATACGTCGGGATCGAGGTCGAAAATCGAGCGCTGGTTATCGTTGGCAGCGGCCCGGAAGACGGCCAGTGCGGACGCAATCGCGCCGTCGATATGGTTGCTATGGCGGGTGCCCTTGTGCATCGTGGTCAACTCGCTGGCACTGGTCGCCCGCTTCACCACCACGCTTTCGAAGTGATTGCGAAGGATCGGGTGCGCGCCGTGGCGCATGCGGCGACCATTCACGACGCGCTCAAGGTCGCAAATCGGGCCGTGCATGTGCTTGGCCGTCTGCGGAAGCTGGCGAACTTCAATGCCGTGATCCATGAGCTTCGACATGATCGGTCCTGCAAGCGAGGGGTCGAAGATGACTTCCTGCACGTCGTAGGTGCCGCAAAGGTCAATGATGCGGTCGGCGATCACGTCGGGTTCGATCACCGGGCCGTCAATCACATTCAACAGGCCGTCGTCGCGCCACCGGGGATAGGGAACCTGTTCAAGCTTCGCCTTTTCTTCCAAGCCTTCGGACGGCAGGAAGAACCACGGCGCAAGCGTGATCCGGCCATCATCGTGCCGGAACGCGCCGACAATCGCGGTCAGGTCGCCGGAACGGGACAAGTCAACGCCAAGCCAGCAAGGCAAGCCCTCAAGGTTGGCAAGGTCAAAATTCGGATCACGGCCGGCGTCATAGACGGCCATATCGAACAGCGGATCGCGGGAAGCGGCCTGCCACATATTCAGGTGGAACTGCTGAAAGGCGAACCGCTCGGCAGGCCGGTGCTCGGCCTCGCGTGCCATCGTGCGCAAGCCGCCGAGGTCGGGGAAGCCGTGCACAAGGCCGGGATTGACCTTGTGCCAAACGGCTTCATCGCGCCAGTCATCGCCCTGTTCGGCCTCGAAGATGATCGGCAGAAAGGCCGGGTCGTCAATCTCGCCGGTCGCGACCTTCCGGGCATAGTCGTAAAGCTCGAAACCGATATTCTCCTGTCCACGGCCGGCCGTCGTGGCGATGATCATGAGGGTATCGGGAACCTTCGCCATGCCGGACTTCAGCGCTTCCCAAAGGTCGCGGCCCTTCCAAGCGTGTATTTCATCTACAAGCACAAAGGCGGGCGTCTTGCCGTGCTGCGCTGCCCCGTCGCTGGATACGGCGAGCAATTCGGCCTTGTTCGGCCGGGACATGATCTTTTTCGCCGAGTTATGAGCGTCATAGATGCGGGTCGCGGCGACAAGCCGGCGATCCTCGCGCACGATGTTCGCGGCTTCCTTGAAGCCGATGCCGGCCTGTTCACGGTCGGATGCGGCAAAGATCGCCTGTCCGGCCGGGCGAGCTTCCGGGCCGATGGTATGGAGAAGCGCCCATGCTGCGGCAATGCTGGTCTTGCGATTGCCACGCGGCAGCATGAGGAAGACAGTGCGGACGATGCGGGAGCCGTCCGCATTGCGCGGGCCATAAATCCGGCGCGTCATACGCTCCTGAAAGTCATAAAGCTGGAAACGCCCCTTCGGCGCGACACTGGCCGGGTGCTTCAGCGCCCGGATGAAGTCAACGGCTTCCTGTCCATAGCCGAACGGGTCGGGGATGGTGCTACCGTCAACAATCCAGTGCGGGAACGCGCTCTTGCTCAAGGGCGGTTCCTGCCGATCATCATGGGGTTGTCGTCGTCATCGTCGGCCGCTTCCATCATGGCCGCACGCGACCGGGCGGCAGGCGTAAGGCCAAGCTCGCCTGCGGCACGAAGCTGCTGCTGTTGCGCCTGCAAGAGGATGGTCGAAAGCGGGTTGCGCTTGCCGGCGACAAGCAGGCCAGTTGCCTGAAGCTCCCGGTGCGCCTGCCGCATCGTGGCGACGGCGATAACGTAATTTTCCAGCGCCGCAAGGTCCGCTTCGGTCAGCACCTTCCGGTCAGCGACAAGGATAGGCGCGACACGACGCCATTCCGCCTTGCCTTCCTTAGAAAGATAGGAAGGCGTCTTCGGCACGACGGTAACGGGATTGGTCGCCGGGACGATTGCCGGCTTCACGCCACGGGTCACTTCAGCACCTCGCCGCGAAGTTCCAGCGCATCGCGCCTGCCGAGTTCCTTGATTTCCTTGAGGTAGTAGGCCGTCCCGTCATAGGTCACGCGGTCGGCCGTGGTGATGCCAGGGCGATACCGGACACGGAAAATCACGGTGCCGGTCTCTGCCTCGCCGTAGCCGGTGAAGAATTCGCTGGCCGTCTGCTGAAGGACTTCGGCCCATACGGTCGCAACCGGCGTCCACGCCTTCACGACGCTGCCGGACGGCTTCACGGTCTCGGTCTCGCGTTCGATGGTGATGCGGTGATCCATGTTCCCGATGTTGAGCATTAGACAATCCACCGAATGAGGGCCTCGACGGAGAGGACGCCATGCCCATAACCGGGCGTCGGGTCGCGCGGAAACCGGGATGCGGTAATGCGGAAATGGTCACACTCGCCGCCTTCAATGCGCATGGGCTTGTCGAGGGCTGCGGTAACAGCGCCCGCAATTTCCTTCGCCGCATCCTCGCCAGCGTCCAGCGTCCAGATATGAAGGTCCAGATAAACCCATGCCGTGCGCTGGCTGGTGTAGTCGTGGCCGTGCAAGGCAGTGTTGCCGTCGCTCATGATGATGGCCGGGGTCTTGTCGGGCTTCGTGCTACCTGCCCGGACGCGGGAAGGATCGTCTTCAAGCAGGGCCATAACGCCCGGCGCGTTGACGACCGCGGTGCGGATGGCGGTCTGAAGGGCAAGGGTCGGTTCAAGCATCGATCTTCTTCCCTGCGTTCGCATTGCGAATGATCTTCATGCCTTCGCGCTTGACGGTGCGAAGCTCCTTGGCGCGCTCTTGATGAAAGGTGTTGAGGAAAAACGGCTGCGCTTCCGTCTCTGCCGTGCCGTGCTCGACAAGGTGCGCATAGCGAACGTCGCTATTGCCAGCGGTGATAAGCACCTCATGTTCGCCAGCGATGTGCGAGCCGCCCGGCTGGCTATAGGGCGGGGTCGTCTCGCCCGGCGCGGTGATAGCAATACTCCGCTTTAGCGCGCCGGTATCTTCCGGCGCAGCGATCCGCTGCTTGACGGCCACGCGGCGGGCCGCGCGCAAAAGAACCTTGTCAATCATAGCGGCGGGCGCGTTGCCGAGTGCCTTCATGCGCTTATTGAAGTTAGCAAGCCCGCCGTCGTCCCTCTTACTCGCCATCAGTGAACCACTTTTCCCGGTAGCTATCGAGGACCGAGGCGACGTTCTGCGGCGCAAGCTGCATGGAAAGGCCGAAAGTCGCGATGTTCCGGCACTCAAAATAGAAGGAAACGAGCTTTAAAATCGCAAGTTTCACGTCTGCCGGAACGGGCGTGAGGTCGGCAATCGGCTTGCCGATGTAGTTCCCCGCCCACTGCTCTGCGGCTTCGATGTAGAGCGAAATAAGCTCATCTTCGGCGTTTCCGTCCACCTTCATGTGAGCCTTGGCAAGTTCAAGCGTTACTGCGGACATGCTTCACTTCCTGAAAAAGTTATATTCGGCGTCTCTTGCGCGGTGCCCCCCGCGCCGGTCCCTTCGTAGTCCTCAAAGTCCAGAACCACCCCCGGAGGGTCGGCGAGCAAGTTGGCGATCACGGTTTCGGCGGGTTCGGACTTGATGCGGTGATAGAGCGTCGTGCGTGCAACGCTGAGGTAGTCGGCCCATTCGGTGATGCTCATCGTCATGCCTGCGACGGTCACGCCCGAACGCCGTGCACTCTTATGTCGCACTGCGGCCTCAAGACTGCCGAGGCGGCTAATGCGGGTGTTGAGCGCGTTGTAGGTGATGCCGAGGTGATAAGCCCATTCGCGCCTCGTCAGGCTGAGGCCGTCCACGGTGAGGCGCTTCGGTTCCTTGTCGGGATTCGCCAGCGGGACGGAAGGAACAGCGGGCTTCGGTGCCGGTGCAGGCTTGACCTTTGGAACGCGGGGCTTGAACGTCAGCTTCACCGGCTCGCGACTAAGCCAATTGGCGATTTCCTTGCGGGTGTCCTGCCGACGCCGCTCGACGTAGGCAAAGGCACGATGCCGGACGGCTGCGCATTCGGCTGCAAACTCCTGCTTGTCGATAAGGCGGGCGCGTTCGGCGGGCGTCATAGACTGCGCTCCTGCCGCTGCTTGATTGAGTTGTGACAGGGCGCGCAAAGCGGCTGCCAGTTGGCGCGGTGCCAGAAAAGGCGCTTATCGCCACGGTGCGGAATGATATGGTCCACGACGGTAGCAAGGCGGGTGACGCCGTGCTTGCCGCATTCGCGGCAATGGGGATGCGCAGCCAAGTATTCGGCGCGGGCCTTGCGCCACTCATGATTATAGCCACGGTCGCGGGCCGAAGGACGGCGTGCATCATGGCGGGCGTTGCGTTCCTGCTTGGCCTTGCGCTGGCATTCACAAAGGATGCCGTGCGGAACGATGCGGCCACAAGAACAGATGCGGGGCGGCTTGCTCATGCGCCACCTGCAATCTTCGCCTTGAGAGCGCGAAGCCCGGCGCGATCAAATTCGGGGTCCAGCCCTTCGGCAACGTTGCGCGCTGCCTGTTCGGGGTCGGGCTGCTTGTCGCCGGTCGGCTTATCGTCGGCGCTGCCGTGAATGGCCTTCAACTTGTCGATATGGGCGTTATAGGCGCGGTCAATCTCGGTCGGCGTGGCGTTCCATGCCGTTTCAGGCGTCCAGTTAAGCCAGCCGGTCGCGTGGTCATAGAGCGCTGCATAGAGTTCGGCCCACGTCATGGCCTTGCCCTTGCCGGTCGAGGGCTTGGCCTTCGGATCGGGTGCGGGCTGGAACATGGAAACGAGTTCGGCGAGCGGCTGGCGAACGGCGAGCAAGAAAGGGAATAGCGGCCTTCCCGGAAGAACGGACAGGAAGGCCGCTGCATCCTGCCGGTATTCGGAAGCCGTCAGGATGATTTCGGAAATGATCGTCAGGTTGAGTTCGTCCAGCGCCCGATAGAGAGCCGGGAAGCCGTGGCGATCAACAAGGGTAGCAGCGGCCCGCAAGGAGGGGCGAAGCGTCACGGTATTGTTTTTACCGTGCGCAATCGTCACCTGTTCATATGCGGGCCGCTGGTAGGTCATGAATTAGGCCGCGACCTTCAGCTTGATAAAGCGATCCGGGTGCGTCACGTCAGCGCCGACGCGCTTCCAAGCGTGGAAACGAGTCTGGCCCTTCAGCTTGATCGTGTAAGGGTCGCGCAGGGTTTCGAGGGCCGCGCGGTCAACAATGCGATAGCCGGACAGGTCGCCGAACAGGATGGGGAACTTGCCAGCGCCGATATCGTCCATATCCGGCACTTCGACAATCGGGCGACCAAGCAGGGTGGATGCGCCGCCTGCGGAGATCGGATCAAGGACGAGGTAACGGCCCGTGCCGTCCTTCCACTGGCGAATCGTGCCGAGCGTCTTCCGGTTCATAATCCAAACGCCGTTCGCCGCGTGCGACGTGGCGAGCCCGTGATACATGCCGATAAGCACGTCTGCCGGGTTAGCTGCCGGGAATGCGTCGGCAACGCCAGTCTTGACTTCCTTGAGGCCGGTCGCGGTCATGATGCCCTTCGGCTGGCCGACGCCCGTTCCCTTGACGAATGCAAGCCCTTCGGTGATGCCGAAGGATTCGGCAAAGTCGGACAGAAGTTCGCCTTCCAGCCCATAGGCGTTATCGGCCAGAAGCTGATTGGAAACGTCGGTGAAAGTTGCGAGTTCGTGCGGGGTGAGCGTGACCTGTTCAAAGGTCATGCCGCTTTCGGTGCGGTCTTCGACTTCGGCAACCCACGTTGCGGCAGTGCCGGAGACGCGGCGGGGATACTTGATTTCCGGTGCCGAAACGTTGACGACGCGGGCATACTGCCGGATCGGGGAATATTCGCGCAGGAGCTTAATAAGCTCATTGCCGAATTCTTCCGGTGCCAGATAGCCGCCGTTCGCGTCGGTGCCAACGGTCAGTGCCTTCTGTTCGTCCGACGCGATGCGATCCGCACCGTTGCGCAGGTAGGACGAAAATGCCTTCTGTTCGATACCGTTATCGTTCTGCGCTGCCGGCTGATTGTTGTTTGCGGCGGTCGGGCGATTGAGCTTCGCCTTGATCGTCGCAACGTCGGCCTTCAGCGCCTTGAGTTCTTCCGGCGAAACTACCGGATCATTCTTCGTTTCGATTTCTGCTTCGTTTTCCAAGATAGGTTCCTTGTGTGCTGCCGTCCCATCTGCGGCCTTGATGGAAGTGATTTGCGCGCCCGGATGGGACGGGACGGCGACAACAGAGATTTCGTGAAGGTCGAGGGCCGTAATCGTCCGGCCACGATGCCGGGGCTTGCTGGCCTTCGTGCGGAAACCGATGGACAGGCCGGAAACAGCCTTCGTGCGGATCATGGCGCGGACTTCGCGGGCGCGCTCAACATCATCGATAAGCAAGCGGCCCTTGACGGTCAGGCCGTCCGGGGTTTCGCTGATTTCGTCCCAAACGCCGATCACCTGTGCCTGATCATGGGCGAACAGCATCGGCAGGACTTCCGGCGAGGCGAACGCGCCCTTTTCGATCACGTCGCCGACGCGATCCGGCGAGCCGAACGGCCATGCAATGCCGGTGATGGTGCCCGCGTCGTCAACCGTGAGCGCGGCCTTGATTTCGAGGCGTTCGCTCATGCGGCGTCGTCCTGATATGCGGCGCGAATCGATGCGGCGAGATCGCCGGACGCTGCGGCCTGTCGCAATTCGTCCTGGGGAGTTGTTTCGGCGCCGTCTTCAGCCGAGCCGAAGAACAAGGCGGTAATGACGCCGTCGGCGACGGCAAAGACTTCGGCCAGCGGACGCCCGACGCCATAGACGGAAACAAGCTGATCGGCTTCGGCGGGTGCGGTGCCGCCGCCGATAAGGCCGATGCGGATCACCTGAAGCACGTCGGAAAGGGAATAGTCGGACGTGCGGAAGCGCCGGAACAGAGCGCCGACGCCGTGATCGGTCTTGCGTTCAAGTTCTTCGACTAGTTCGCGGGTCGGAAAGGCGAAGGTCTTTTCGCAGTCGCCGAAGAAAGCCTTGTGCTGAATCATGCGGGTTCCTTCGCCGGGGCCGGGATCGGTGCGGCGTTGCTGGTCGTGTGCGGATTGGTGAGTTCATCGCCGCCCGGAAGTGGCTGAAGATTGAGGATCGCCCGAACCTCGTTCGGGGTCATGATGCGGTTCGTTACGAGGGCCGTCATGTTCGCCGTGCGGGCTGCCGCGTCGGCGCGAAGCAGGTCGTCCACGACAAACTCAAAATAGGCCGTGTCCTGCTCGTCTTCCGACAGAAGGACAGTTGCATAGGCGTCCTGCCACCGGTCCAGCCACGGGCGAAGGCAAAGCTGCAGGAAGCTCGCCCCCATAGTTTCTGCATTGCCCCAAGTAGCCCGGTTTAAGTTGAAAATTAAATGGGGCGGCACGCCAAAGATGCGGGCAATCTCATCAAGCTGGAAAACGCGGTTCTCAAGGAACTGCGCATCGGTCGAGGTCATGGCCGGCGCGTCATACTTCCAACCGGCATCGAGAATTAGCGGGTCAGCGGAGCCACCCTTCAGCCACTCGCGGAAGGACTTGCGGATGTTGCCGACTGCCTGCGCACCGGCTTCGCCGCCCTGCGGCTTGTCATTCGAAATAATGCCGGTCGGACGCGCGCCGGAACCGAAGAACTGCGCGCCGTGGCGCTCAAGGATTGCTGCAAGCCCGATTGCTTCCTTGCCGAAGCCAATGGGCGACGTGCCGAGAAACGACGGCACATGCAAAATTTCGGTATGCGGATAATCGCGGGTGCCGGTTTCTTCGGCAACGCGGTAAACGGGCGCGCCGGTCACGTTGTCCTCAAGGATCGTGACCTTGCCGGGTTTAAGCCGGTGGAGTTCAAAAGGGCGTCCATCCTCAAAGCGCACGACGCGGGCGAAGCCGTTACCGTGGATGAGGGCGTCGGCGGTCAGGACCGTGCGAAGCTCACCCGCGCCGGTCCATTCGTTCGCCCGCTTGTGCACGATGCGATATGCAGAATGATCCTTGGCCGTTTCCTTGGCGTCTGCGGTTTCCCGGTAGACCTTGCAAGGAAGCGAGCCAATCATTTCCGAAATCAGGCGAACGGCCTGAAGAACAGCCGGAACATAAAGCGCCGACATGCCGCCGACGTTCACGCCTGCGTAAGTAGGTCGAACGCCGAACAGTTCAAAAGCTGCCGGATCAGTGAGGGAATATGCCTTCTGTTCTACCGGGAGACCAATGGCTTTCTTTAGACTCGTAAAAACGCTAGGGAACTTCAAGCAATTCGTCCTCAATTCAACTTGAGGCGAATCATCTCATATCAGGATTCACTTGTGAATCCCTCAAATCACAAAATTTGATGAATTATGCGAAAAACATCAATCTTTGTTGTCTATTACGATAGCTTGGATTTGATCCATTGCAGCGGCGAGACCGGGAAGCATTACTTCGCTTCGACCATATAGCTCTTGCGAACCGCCATCCGTGCGTCCGGTCATGTAGTTCCGCGCGTCTTCCGGCACTCGGTCACGACGGCAGAAGTCTTCGAACAGGTGACGCCACCCGTGATTAGGGGAAAGCTCCGGGCGTTTGTCGAAAGGTATCAGCCCGCGAACCCATGTGCTGATACGGGGCTGCACCGAAACTTCGTCCTTCGTCTCGCCCTTGAATAGGCGGCCAGCCTTCGCGGCCTTGACGAAGTCAAGCAATCCCTCATCGGAAAGCGCCTTATGGACAGGGATACGGCGTTCACTGCTGGCCGTCTTCAAGGATCGGTTACCCGCCGTGGTAACCTTCCAGAACCACCGACCACCGACTTCGAAGAAGTCTTCCTTGCGAAGGCTTCCGGCTTCACTGACGCGCATCCCAGAATAGGCACATAGCCAGGGTATCCACCGAAACATTGCCTTTTGCTCCTTCCGGGCTGCGGCAAGCACAAGCTTGGCCTCATCCATCGTGAAGGCGCGGAGATATGAGGGCGTCGTGGTGAAGTCGGGCGTCTTGATGCCGTTAAGCGGATTGCCAGCCGGGAAGAAGCGCGCGGGGTCGTTCTGCCGTCCCCAATTCAGGACCGTGCGAAGGTTCTGAAACATAGCCTTTACGGTGCGGTTGCTGAGTTCGCCGGCGTCCTGCAAAGATTCGATCCAGCCTTTGCCCTCTGCGGCGGTAACGGTCAGGGCATTCTTGCTCTTGCGCCACTTGGCGAATGCGGCGCAATGGTCGCGATATTTCTTCGCCGTGCGAGCGGGCAGGGGCTTAGCGTTCTTGCCGCGTGCGCGGCGCGTTACCTCGTCATCTATTATATTGTCAAAAGTGATCGGGTCCGGTTCGTCTTCTGTGGGCGCGGCGTCGGCAAGTAGGGGATGCGTCGGCTTGCCGGTGAAGTCGCCTTCGTTCCGTTCGTCCTCGCGGGCGACGGCCTCATAGGATGCTACGCATAGCGCTTGCGCCAATGCCCGCCACTTGTCGGTGCCTTTAAGGGCGTCGGTATTTCCGGCGAGCCGGGCAAGCTCAAGACGAGCGCCGACCAGTTCCTCTAATTCGTCATCGGACAGCTTGCCGGCGAAGCCATCTCGGTAGCGCCGGGCGTGGTCGAAGTCGATTTCAAACTGAGCATATCGGTGATCGGTTGCGCGTAGCTGCGTATCGAAGTCGATTTGGCTCTGATAGTCGCGAACAGCGATCTGCTGAACAGTAAGGGGATAGGCCGGGGCGCTCGCCTGCTTGCCGGTCGCGGCCTCATGCTTCTGCCGCGCAATGCCAATCTGCCGCTGTATCGACGCGACGGCTGCGGCGTGATTGCGAAGGGCCATGCGCCGGTCTCCGCCTAGTTGGATTTCCAGTTCCGTGCGGTTGTCGAGGTAAGGCCGAAGTTGGGGAGGGATGACGACGCGGGCCGAATAGCGCCCGTTGCGCTCTTTCCAGTGTTGCGGCTTGCCAGCCAT